CTGGGTGTAAGCTGGTCTCCTTACTCAGGAGTACCACCCAGCTCTTTATGGATTTTGTTATGTGGCGCTGCTACGTGGCGATTTGATTAATCGTTTTACGTATGTGTGCGAATAACACCATATCGAGATAAATGTCTTACTAAATGCCTCTATGTTATTGAGGCCCCTTAAACCAACCAGGATACCGCATGCGTATTTTAACACCAAATTACGTAGATAACTCTCAGACAAGTTACTTTGAGGGTTACCCCCCAACAGTAAATAACTGGTCTCAGAACTACGGAAATGATGTGCGCGAGCGGACGTCTAATCCTGGTTATAGAGTAGCAATCGCTAAACATCAGGATGCTTCTTCTCCTTATCATCGCGAAGTCCATAATGCTGAGTGGGCCCTTGTCACTGACTCGGGTTACACTTACGTATCTGGGAAACGCTATGCAGTTGGAGGATCCACACGATGTTCTGGCGGCCTTTACTTTCCAGTGAGTCTTCCAAGCAATAGTAATACTACTGCTGCGGAGGATATTGCACTTAAGAGGTTGAAGGCTAAGCTTGCGACCGATGTTGGTGCTTTTAAGTCTCTAGTTCCCCTCGGGGAATATAAGGAGCTTAGGGGCATGGTACACTCGTCATCCGAAGTTACTGCCGATTTTCTTAAGGCAGCCATCACCATTAAACAACGTGGTGGTATACGTCGGATGCGCAAAGCGCTGAGTCAGTTGTGGTTACAGTATAGTTTTGCTGTAGCACCGACCATAGGAGCAATTTCTGATCTCTCCGAAAGCATCGTTAAGACGCTGGATCGTGATCATGTTATTACACAATATGGCCAGAAAACTGTTAGATGGCAAGAGAACCAGCCGCGAGGCGGTCCTTATGGACATCACACAGGCGCGAGCCTGTACTCTAGTGGTGCTCAACTTAGCCATTCTTATCGTGTACGTTATACTGCTGGACACCTTGTTCGGATCCAGTCCCTTAACAACTATCGATCTGATCACTTCGGGTTTACTTCGAAGGATGTCATTTCGGCGGCTTATGAACTAACGCCGTTTAGTTGGGTTGCAGATTACTTTAGCAACGTGGGAGATGTCCTTGAGGATGTTTTCTCAGGACTTTCAGGTAGTACGTTTTACTGCACGAAATCGGTCAAATATGAACGTCATACTCAATGCCATGTGTCGTCTGTTTGGACGCCACCTTCCTATGGTACCGTTGGACACGGTACTACTAGGGCATATGATATGATTTTTGACCGCTCAGTTATGGGAACTATACCACATCGTAGTTTCCGAATCAAGTCCATGGACGAAATTCGTACTAATGCGATTCCAAAATTGTTAAACTTAGTGTCAATCCTTGGCTCTAAGTGAAATATAACATTTTTTGGTAATTTTAACTCTAACCATAAGGAACATTCCTATGTTCACCCCTGTTACGCCTATTGTTGGCGCAGCCATCACGGGACTTACGTCCCCCACCTATCCTCTTACCCTCGACATGGCTCCCAGTTTTAACGGGAAACAATACGCGGTTCTGACTTTAGGTGGCACCCAGACTGGTGTAGATCCTCACACTGTGTCCAAACCGTTCACTCACACTATGTTCAGGCCAGCTCAAATAAAGACGCTGCCTAGCGTAAATGCGAACGGTGTGATAAAGGACATCCCGGTTAATCAGTATAAAATCGTATCCCGCAAGGGTGCGGTACCTGCTGTTAACCAACTGCCTCGTATTCCAAAGATCACTACGATCATTGAAATTGATGCAGGGACGGAAACGTACGAGCCTGAGGAGATAAAAGCCCTCATCTCGGCACATTTCGGTTTGCTCTTTGGGAATGCCCAAGAGATATATAACACCGTTACTACTGGTCTTATGTAAAACAAACCTCCTTTTAATCTTCTATATAAGGTTTTATCAACCATGAAGACTACACAATGTAAAGATATCTATGCTACTAACTGTAGTATACAGTCC